TCATTAAGGTTATATGTTTCTTCTGATACTACTACAAGTTCTTTTTCTTTAAGGTTCATTTCTTCTTCATTGTCGAAGATATGAAGTATCTCTTTTGTAAAGTTTTCTATGCCATGTTTATAGATTGATCGTTTAAGTATTTTTCCTGAACCCATATAACCGTCATTAAGGTTTTCAGTCTGGTGCTTACCTATGTAATACTTACCATTCACTTTGTTTGTGATCTTATAAATCGTATAAAACATATAGGGAGTCCTCAAATGTAATAGGGTTTACGGTCTATTTAGCATTTGAGGACTCCGATGCGACCCCGACAGGACTCGAACCTGTAGCCTACCGCTTAGAAGGCGGTTGCACCATCCAGTTGTGCTACGGAGTCAATCTTTCCTGATTGTCTGATTAGTATATAGGCGCCGGACTGATTTGTCAAGCATTATTTTAGGAATTATTCCAAAAACTCCATAGCGAAGGCCTGATTTATATCAGGTTGTGGCACCTTTGTCAAGATAAAAGAAGGAGTGAATCCGTCGAAACCACCACCTCTTTCAAGTCTGTTAGTTTCCAATACGGCATCTTCCTCAAAAAGGAATGTGGCGATAACTTGTTCCGTAGCAGTCTCATAGACATGCCATTCCAAACAATCGTTTTCATCAAATTCTGGGTAATAGGTATACTTCATACTTTGAGTCCTTTGAACTTGCTCTTACCACCATCAAACTTTCTTGGGATAGGTTCTGGTTCAGGTTGTCCAGAATCCGCCAAGTCTTGTGCAGATTGTTCAACATCATACAACTTCATCTTAGACCTGTCAACCCCGATAACAAATCTTTTGTAAAGACCTGGGTCACCATAACGGTTCTTTAACTGTTTAACCTGAAACTGTTTCAACTGCTCCATGGTTTCATTCGTGATAAGGGCCACGAAGAAGTCTGCCGTTGCAGGAAGACCAAACGACTCGGAGGTATCAGTCATATCAGGATCAGATGAACCATAACCACCTCTGGTCAACTGTGTGGCAGACCAGACAGGCACATTGAACTCAACCGCAAGACCTCTAAGTTCCTCGGCGATTGCCTTGATATATGTATAACTATTTGCCACACCTGGTTTAACTCTAGCAGAGGCACAGATGTTTAGATAGTCAATCATAATGGCATCAGGAACAAAGTTCTTCTTGAGGTTCAATTCATTCAACAATGCTCTAAAGTGATTTGTAGATGCGGTCGAGGTTGCATACTCTTTCACAATCAACTTACCATGTGTTTTCTCTTTCAACTTATCGATCTTGTTCTTATACACGTCCTTAGGAAGGAGCATAAGGTCATCAAGTGTAATGTTGAGAAGATTGGCATCGATACGTTCGGCCACTCTTTCTTCGGACAACTCTAAGGTTATGTAAAGAACATTCTTACCTTGATTAAGATAAGAAGAAGCAAGATGACAGAGAGTAAGTGACTTACCAACACCGACGCCAGCCATAACAATGTTAAGAGTCTTTTTCGGGACTCCATTCTTGGTAATCTTGTTAAAGAAGTCCAGATCAAACGGTAGTCTTTCTTCAACTCTGTGATAATATTCATAACGGTCCTCTGCTTGTTCTAGATAATCGTGACCAACATTCGGGTCAAATGATATAGCCAGAGCGTCAGACAAAAGAGTAGGTATAGCGCCCTTAGTGAGTCTCCCCTTACCATTCATAATCTCCAATGATTCGGTAATAGCATTATAGATTGCACGTTCCTGACAAAACTTCTCGGTGTTCTCCACCAACCAATCTTCATTGGTTTCGGTTGTGTCGGCGTTAAGTTCTCGGATTGTTTCTTTGATATTCTTGATAGTATCGTCGGTAGATCCACGAATGTTATCTACCTCGATCTCCAAGGCATCAATGGTTGGTTGCTGATTATACTTCATAACGAAACCGGCCACTTCGTTAAAAAGTAGCCGGTCTTCTTGGTTTGGAAAGTAATCAGGTTTTAGAAACGGTAGAACCTTGCGTGTAAACTTTTCATTCTTGATCAGGTTCTTTAGTATCGTTTGTTCCAGTCTCACTCGTACCCTCCGCTTCTGACGCATCTAATAGTAGGACATTTAGGATTAGTCCTAGAACCTCGTTGAATCTTTGGTTCTTTCTTAGCGTCGTCATAGATAAATCATTCGTTTTATCTATTTCATAGTCGTATAACATTCGTGGGATGTTGTCCTCACCCATCTTAAATGTTACAGTGGTATAATGATACACCACTCCTGCGAACGGGTCAAGCTTTAATTCGATTGGAACGGTAGTTCCCTCTTTCTTGGGATCAAACAAGTCATCCCGAAATACATAATCAATCCCCGGTTCCATCTTCTACCTCCGTCACGTTCATTGATCCATATAGGAACTCTGCTTTACAAAAATCATCAATCACATCCAAGGTGGCCTTATCAAAAAACTTTTCAGGATTGGCCTCGATCTGTGACTCAAATGCCTTGCTTCCATCGGGTAATTCAATACGGGTTGATACCTTCTTGAACACACCAAACTTGATAGCAAGGTCTAGCAGACCATAATACTTATCCAATCCTGTACCATAGTTAAGTCTAGTTTCAACCTTCTTATTCTCAATAGTCATACGGGACTTCTTGAGCAATGCGGTGATGATAGCACCAGAGATAGAACCGTCCTTATCTTTATCTTTCTTCTTGGACAGGAAGATAATGGTGGATGCAGCATATTCAAGACCAGAACCACCACCCATCTTCTTCATTGGTACATATGAACCAACGACATCGTAAACGTGATTGGTTACAATGAGTGGAACCTTGGCCTTACCAAGTTTCAAAGTCAATACACGGAAAGCACCACGAACCAACTGGGCACGGGTCATGTCTCGGGTATCTTTACCGTCGGCAATATCCTGCATTTCTTTGTCGGTTGATAGATTGCCTAGTGAGTCAAGAACAAACACCATCGGTGGTTTCTCCTTGCCTTCTAGGTACTTGTCGAGGATCTTTACTGCCTGTGTGCGAAACTCTTGGACAGTAGCCACAGGAACAATGCCAACACGCTTTGCGTCAATGCCACGATCAGTAATGAATTGCTTGGAGATAGCGGACTCTGACTCAAAGTAAAATACAAATCCATCTGGGTTGTCCTCTAGGAACTGTTTGACCACGTTTAGTGCATAGAAGGTTTTACCAACAGAAGGCTCACCTGCAAATGCTGTAACCTTGTTCTGTGGAAGACCACCATAGATTGACCCTGATAGTAGGGCATTCATGGCATAGTTACCGGTACCAATGTATCCGGTAACGTCACCGGCAGCAACGCCGTCATCGACAACGCCTGCATACTCGTTATCTGTTTCTGCTAATAGTTGGTTAAAAATGTCTGACATAGGTTCTCCTTTTTGTCAGGCCACTTAACAATCTCGTTAGGCGACCTCTTTAAAGTGTTTCTGTAGTTCCGGTGATAGTTTCTTTAGTAGATCACCACCGACACCAACTCGAACCAGTGTTGCTAGTTCGACTACATTGTTTGGTGTAATTGATGCTTCGTCTGGCACAAACTCATATAGACGGGCGGGTGAGTGTTTATACTTTTCGTCTTTCTTTTTGGTCATGCGAAGAAGTCCTCCAGACTTGATGTTTTCTCGGTCTTCCATCCAATACTATCTAGCATGATCTTTAGAGGATCAAGGAAGGCCTTGGTGAATTGTGTATTATAGTCGATATATTTAGACAAGGCAAACTCTTCCGGGATACCACCCTGAGGGAATGATATCACGTTAGATTGGACATGATTAGGATCCTTTAAGAAGATATACTTTAGTTTCTCACCGTTTTGAATCAGTGGATACTTAGAAGTAAGGCCATTACTATGTAGAAAATGGTTATATATGAGAGCACCACGAACATGAATAGGGGTGCCGGATGCATATATAGTTTTTCTGTCCGAGTATTTAACCAAGCCGTTAATTCCTCGTGGGAAGGAAATCTCTGAGAGCGGCAGTGATTCAAACTCATTCCGATAATCCTCGATAAAGCGGTACATTGCATCTTCATTCTGGTTAAGAATAACATCAATACTTTCTTTCAGTTTGTCACGACATGATGATGGAGTTGAGGACTTGATCATTTCAAGCCCTTTGACTTTCACCTTAGGTTGAGCATACTGCACACCTTCGGAGTTATGGACGTTTAGAATATAACGCTTCTTACCTGTCCAAATGGCCTTGTCACATAAGACCTCTCGCTTCATTACTAACTTTTGCTGGAATACATTAATGTATGTGCCAAGGTCTGCAAAAGCCGTATCAATAACAGGTTGTATCTTAGCCTCACATATTTTATCAAGATATGCGATTGTTCTTTCCGTGCTTGCATCAGTTTCACCAATCGTTGCTCCCACAATCTTATTAAGATTGAGATACACCGAATCCGTATCGATAGCAATAACATAGTCATCATCTGCCTTTAGTACCTTATTGAGATAAGCATTGATACGCTTTTCGACCCAGCGTATGCTAAGTTGGCCCGTAGTCGTGACCGCCACCGCTTGACGGAGATCGAAGAACCGAAAATACTTTGACCCCATTGCACCGTATAGCGAGTTAAGGGAGACCTTTTTAGAGAGTTGGAGGTTGTTGAACCTCGCAATCTTGTTTTTAAGTTCTTTCTTCTTCTTGGGGTCCGTTTCATTTTCGTAGGCCGCTTCGGCATCTAGCATTTCCTTCTTGTAACGTTTACGATCAGCAAACATCTTCTCGACCATTTCAGGCATGAATCCTTGCTTGTCACGGCGGAAGAACTGACCATTCGCAGTTAGGGTAACGTTATCACCATCCAGGGTGGAGGTGTCAATAGCACCTGCCAAAAGACGATCAATATTGATATGCTGATCCAAAACATTACGCATGCCGTCAGTATAGGCATAAGGTTCAACAATAGTCTCAGGACTAATGTTAGAACCCATGATAACAGAAGGATACTCACTATTAACGTCATAAGACGCAACCCAATTATAAAGGCCAGGGATAGGAGGCTTAACATAGGCGCCCTCGTATTTCTCGTATTTCTCGTGTCTCTCGATTGGTGGAACTACCTTGTTCTGTGACTTTAGGTGATGGAAACAGATAACGTCCCACATGCGGACTTGTGCGAACACGTCCTCAAAGTTACACTTATTATCATAGGATAAGGTAAGGGCCAATTCGATCAACTTGTTCTTTTCATCGATCTTATCCACAAGGTCAACGTCCTTGATGTTATAGTCGATGAACTTTTGATAGTCTTGCTTATACAGACCGATAAGATTGCCATATTCCTCATACGACAACTTACGCTCACCAAGTTCCTCGTGGGCGATGTTATCCAACTTATAGGATT